ATGCTGTTAATTCAGCTTCAGCGTCGATGTTATGGAAAGCAGCAACGTCCTGTGCTAATTCAGGTGACCATTGAGCTCTTAGTTTTCTTTCAGTTACAGAAACAGTTACTGATTCTAAGTCGAAAGAAACTTCACCAATTTTATCTTCGAATTCAAGTTCTTCGTATCTTTTGAAGAACGCTACGAAAGATGAACCTGAAAGTGCTTCAGTAATTGTAGTTCCTGTGTAACCATCTAATGAAGATGAACCACAATCAGCACAAGCTGGACAAGATAAGTCAACTTCAACTAAGATACAACCTTCAGGGTTACAAACGTCATTGAAAGAACCACCATTACCTGTTGAAGGGAAAGTAGTTTGGAAAGGTTTGTAGTTAGGGTTAACGATACCTCTACCATATTGTTGAGTAACAACTCTGAACAATAAAGGTAAGAAACTATTACCATCTGGTGTTGTAATTACATTACAAGGTGTATTATCAAATGATAAATCTGAAGTAGCAAAGATTTTAAGGTCAGATAAGAAAGTTTCAGTATCAACCTCATGTCCATCAGGACCGATAAGTTTACCATAAGAAGTTGGTTGGAAACCACAAAGTTTGATAATAAGTTTTCTAACTTGTGTACTCGCAGTAATTTCATAAGGAATCAATGAACCATTTGACCAAGTTTGAATTTCTGTAGAAGCTGTTACCGCTGACCACTGTCCTTTTGAATAGTCAAACAAACCTGGAGGATCTAATCCTGCTTCATTACCTTCATAGAATAAATCATAAAGATTTTTCTTGTATGCGTAAGGTCCATCATAACCTGTGTTAAAACCAGTGCCTTGTCCAGGATAGTTATCAGGTGCCCCTAGAGGTGAGTAGTGTGCTCCTGAATATTCACCAGGGATTGGTGCTCCGAAAGTTGCCCCTGAAGTATAACCTTGGATTTTAGGTACGAAGTAGAACAATTTACCGATAGGTAAGTTCATTGCTTGTACAGAAACGATGTCGTTAGCCAACAATTTAGAGAATACTCTTCTTACGATAGGAAATACTACAGTTTCGAATGAACCTGAGCTAGCGTCAGAAGTGGCTTCGTTGATTAGGAATGATGCTTGGTTTTCATATAACTGTGCAACATTTTCTTTTAGATGACCTCTTAGACCATCAAGGAATCCCAATCTATCCCATTTGTTAATAGTATCTTCTTTGATAACTTTAAGGTGTTTTAAACCAATATTACCAACAAGACCGCTTTCTAATAATGCTCCCATTTTGTATTTGTTTTTGTTTTTTTGTTTATTTATTTTAATTTTGACATAAGATCCTTCATTCTCATGAATTGAGGATTTTCGTAAGTTTTAGATTCAATCAAGTTAACTGCTGAACCTGTTGTAGGAACTTTTTCAATTTTTCTCTCGATTGATTCTGTGATTTGACTAGACTTATTTGAAGTAAGTTCGTCTTTAATACTTTTATACAAATTTTTAGACTCTTTAAGAGTTTCAACACCATCAAATCTTTGCAGAATATTAATTTTTTCTTGTTTTGAAGTTGAATGTTCAGTAAACAATCTAGTTGCGTACGCCAAATTAGAATTGAATATTGCCACTTCATTTAATTTATTTCTGAAAATGTTTAATGCTTTTCTGTACTCTTCATTTTTCTCTCTAAGGATTTCGAGTTCTTTTTGTTCTGTTGATTCGAAAGTAAGATTTCTGTTTGGAGTGATACCTTTTCTAAGTCCACGTCCTGATTTAGAACCCATTCCGTAAGTACGTGAAGCTTCTTTTGTTTCCATTTTCTTTGGTGCTGACATCATACCTTCTTTAGTTTCTTTTTTCTTCATAGTTTTGTAATCACCACCAAATTCACCATCATATTCGAACTTTACTTTTTTGCCAGAATGTTTTGGCATTTTTGAACCTTCAGATTGTTTTTTTGTTGGATAGTCAGTAGTTTTGCCATATTTGAAAGTTGGTTTCCCCATACCTTCTCCTTTAGCTTTGAAGGATTTTTTTGCTTCAGTAACAAAATCATCTTCATCTACTTCTTCTTCTTCTTCATCCATAACAATTTCGTAAATAGTTTCTTCCATGTCTTCTTCATCGTACATTTCAGTCATATCCATGTTTTCTTCTTCCATGTCTTCTTCATCGTACATTTCAGTCATATCCATGTTTTCTTCTTCCATGTCTTCTTCATCGTACATTTCAGTCATATCCATGTTTTCTTCCTCTTCCATATAATCGGCACCTGCCATTTCCCACATTTCATCAAACTCAACTTCACTTTCACTCATAATCATATACTCTTTGCCAGTTCCAGTATCTTTTAAATTGATATTTTGAGAACCGTCTTTAGTAACAACGATTTCATCTTCAGGACCCATAAGTTTAAAAACTTTTAGAACTTGAGATGTTGGTGCGTTAGTTAAGTCAATTGTGTCGGGTGATTCCATATCAGGTTCTGACATATCATCGTCTTCCATGTCCATAGGTTCATCTTCCATGTCCATAGGTTCATCTTCCATGTCATCAACTTCTATTTCCTCTTCTTCATCTTCAATCTCATCATCTTGTTCAAGAAGAGATTCTTTTACCAATTCTTTGATTTCTTTACTCATTACTGAACCAAGTATTCCTTTTGCATTTTCAGCAACCGCTTCTTCCAAATTTTTCATTTGGATGATTGCCTCTTCTAAAATTGATTTGTCTTGTGCCATTTTTTGTTTTTTTGATTTTTATATAAATATTATCATTTGTTAAAAAAACCTTTTTAAGGTATTCAACAAATTAATTTTTTTATTTATTATAAATATTAGTATTTTGATAAAATAAAAAAAGGAGAGTATTTCTACTCTCCTTTTCACATTTTTTCTGAAATTTGATTATTCAATCACCTCGTCTATTTTACTTTCAACGATTGCTGTAATACGCCAATCAGTTGTGTAATGTTCATAAATCTTGGTTATTTTGGCTTCAACATCAGTTGGGGTATACCCCATAACCAATTTTTCCAATTTAATCTTTTTGATTTTACCTGTTTCAGAGTCAATCAAATCTTCAGCAATTTTTGCAACAAAATATTTTTGTCCGTCTTCCATGATTAATATTTTTTAAATTATATGATAATCAATCATAGATAAATTCAAATATAAAATCAATAAATTAAAAACCGTATTTAGATAATTTTTTCATTAAGTCCAAAGTTTTATTTCCATTACTACCAACATTTCTTTCAACCGCCATCTTTCTATCATCTTCAAGATTTTCTTCAAACATATGCTTGTCCTCTTTATTCAAGAAAAGATAAGCACCTGGCGTTGAAGGAGAAGACACCAAATCAAAACAAATTAATTCAAAATCATCTTGAACTTCATTTTGTTCTCCAACCTTTTTTAATGAACCAACACCACGAGATGAAATACCAAGTGTAACACCCTGTCTTAAATAATTCGCCGCCATATCACCCTTTGTGGATACAATACCACGTTCATGAAATCCAGGACTTGTTAATAATTTTAATTTACCCATCAATATTGGACCTTCCCACCATACTTCCGTAATTAAGTGTGAAACTCTGTCTAAATCAATTAAAGATGATTCTGGGTGATTTAATTCAGAAAGAGAAGTACCTTTTTGAATCATCTTTTTGTAAAGATCGGCTTCTCTTTTTAATATCCTTTCGGGATAAATTCTACCATTTCTATTTGGTGTGTTATATTTTTGTAGAACGGCATAAAATTCAAATGGTTTTGAATGGTCTAACATAGTTTTAGATTCCATTATGTATGAATTGTTCACCGTTGTTGGCGACACCCAACCATCATTTTCAATTAATATACCTTTTCCCGTTTCACCAGGATTTAAAATTCTTAAGCTCATCTTTAATTTTTCTTTATAAATATTAAAGATTATTGATTTATTTGATTTTTATCTTTCTTGGTGAGGGTAAACACAAAAAAATCGTTTTTGTTAAAGTTTTGATTTATTACATTTTTAACCATAGATTTTAAATAATCTTTTACTTGTTGTGATTTAAAATCAATTTCTTTTTGTTTAATAAATAAATTGATTTCCAAGTTAAGAAAGGATTTTTTCCCCATTATCAAACCACTTGACCTTAAATCCAAATCAACAATAAAATTTTGTTCAAATAAATCATTGTTGATTGTATTATAAACTGTGTGTTTAATAGCTCTGGATAAGTTTAAAACAACTCTATTCCAATTGTCAGATTCTTTTATAGGTTCTACCCAAGTTTGGATATTTAAATAGATTGATTTCAGTTCAATTGAATCTACAGTACCATACGTCACTTTCGCAATTTTAAACCCTTGTATCTTTGAGGTTTTACCTTTTTTCATTCATATATTTTTTTCAAGTTTATTTTTTTGAAAAAAATAGATAATTATTGATTAATAGTCAAAATAAATCTAATTTAGTTAAATATGATAATAGTAAAAGTAGACAGTAAAACACCAATTGATAAAGCGTTAAAGCTTTTTAAAAGTAAAGTCATCAAAACTAAGTTGATGACTGAGTTAAAAAACAGAAAAGACTTTACCAAAAAATCAATTCTGAGAAGAAATGAAATGAACAAAGCTAAGTATGTTCAGACGAAAAAATCAACAGAAGAATATTAAATACTATCCCTCAATCCTTTTAATCTGAAATAAGATAACTTATCAAACTTTTCTGATTGTATTTTTGATATTGTCTCTTGTATTTTAGTTGATGTCTCAATATCAGAGTTTTCGTTAATTGTTTTTAATTTATTAAGAACATCTTCTTTAACAACATGGTAATCCTTTTCCATATTTGATTCATCCATTGACAAGAATTTAATTAATTCTTGTTTGTCAGACTCATTCAAATTTTCAATATAGTTATTGATTGTTTTGTTCGCCAAATTAACCATTGAACTTATCGGAAGTTGAATTGGTTCTTTAGTTTGTTTAGGTTGTTTAATTAATGATTCAGATATAAATTTGCGACTAGTAATCTTATTCTCAATATTCAATACATCCGTTGAGAAAAGATTATCAATTGATTCATATAGATTTTCAGATTGGATGTCACCAACCCAATAATCCAAAACTTCAAATTGAGACTTTTTTACTTTATTTATCGTATTTTCGTAAATTGTGATACATTCATTTATGTAGTCATTTACAATACCAGAATTCATTCCTTTATTGGAATTCAATTCATCATATAAATAAAAGAGTTTACCGATATTTTTATTTTCCAAAACCAATTTTTTGAAGTATTTCATTTCGGTTTTGAATTCACCTTTTGAATATGATTCAAGAAGATTTTTTTCTATTTTTGATTTTAAAAGTCCAAATTTCATTTCTATCTTTTTTTTATAAATATCAATCATTAAGAAGTTTATTCAAATGGTACTCCATTTCCCCCAAATAATTTTTAACCCTTGATAAATCAATTACCTGATCCGATCCAATAAGAGATTCATTTTCCAATAAAATATTTAAATTATCTTTTTTATATGATTCAGGTGCTAATTCAGGTTCTCCACCTGGAGGTGGTGGTACTCCTCCCCCTTCTCCGCCTCCACCTGGAGGTGGTGGTGGTGTTGCTCCTCCACCTTGAGTTGTTCCTGATTGAGTACTATAT